CGACAGTAATTGCAGTTTCTCCGACAGTTACTCCATCACCCTCATTAACTAGAATACCGGTGTTATACTGTGAAGTTATGTGTCCACCTGCGGCAAACACTGTAGAAAGAAGTCCATCGAAAGATAGTTCTGCTTGTCCACCAGTGAAAGTTCCCGTTATCATGAGCATATCGCCCATTACATGTGTTCTCGTATCTATTGTCATTGTCATTGTTCTTCATCTCCTGTTATTTTTGTGGTGTCATCGACTTGACTTAAAGTTTCCTCAACTGGGGTAGGATTCAAGTGTTCTTCTACAAGTTTTAATCCGGCTGTCTTTGTGAGATAACCGCTACCTGTAGAGATATTTTTATCCTTTAGCCATGCGATAATGTCTTTTCGACTCCACCCTGTGTCGGGCAAGCCATCATTACCTTGGTCTATGGATTCTCCTTCAATTAAGAAGCGAGAAGCAGGTAGTGTATGTCGCCATTCGTCAAGCCATTGTTGACTAACTTCGACAACTTCACCACGAGTCCACATACCCATTGCATGTCGCATTGGTCGTTCAAAAAACGGTCCCAAAAAGGTAACAGTAGGCAAGTAGCCCACCTCAACCGACTATTGCAGTAAGTAGCACTACATCGGTGTTTCCACCAGTAGTGTATGCAATTGTACCCGATTCGTGTGCAACAACGGTAGCCGCCGCTAACAAGGATTCGTCAGTGTCGGTATCGTTGACAAGGGATAGCAAAGCGTAAACCTTGCTTAGTCCACTGTCGTATGCATTCACATCAAAGGTGTGTGCTGTTCCTGTGTCTCCTGTTAAGAGAACGGAAACAAGTCTTAGACCGGAAACGGGTTTGTTACTGCTTGAGTTTACCGCTTGAAAACCGGTAAGTGCGCCGGGGTAAGTCCCTGCGGCGGCTGTGCCGGAAAGCCATGCTGTGTTGTCACCAACTGTTCCATCTGCATTAGGAACAAGTTGAGGTGCGCCGGGTGTGTTACCACCGATTGCAATGTCCAAATATGTTGTCGTTACTGTTAAATTACTGTGTGCCATTTATTATCACTCCATTTTTTTTATTTTTTCTCAATCACCATCACTTTAGGTCACGAATAGAAGCGTGTCCTCCGAAGAAAGTAGTCCATAGTTCTCCCATAGTTCGGTACATTCCTTCTTGTCCAAGACGGTTGATTGCGAATGGGTCGCCGGTTTCGATACCGGATTCAAAGTATTGCGTTGGGATAGCAGTAGAGAAGTAGAGGTAATCCGTGTCGAGGAAATACATACGGCTCAATGTGTCTGCTTGAACATCCTTAGATGGGATGATAGGGACACCGTTGTAAGTTGCAACGATAAATCCTGCTTCAATTCCCGGTACACCCTTAACACCGTTGTAGGTAGGGGTGATACGCTTTTCCTCCATGAATCGCTGTTGCGATTGGAGAAGTTGTTGAAGGCGCATCAAAGTGTCATATCCAGTGAGGATAACCTTTGGATTGCCACCACGAGTCCAGCACTTTTGAAATATTGTGTCCAAGTGGTCGAGTGAAAGAGTTCGGTCAGTACCGGAGTTCTCATCGTGTTCAGCCAAAGACCAAGAGTTTGCACTGCGGTCAATCGAGTAAATATCTTCATTGGAGCCAGCAGATGCACCAGTAGTAATTCGGTCAAGAGACTCGAAATCGTTACCAGCAACAGTAGCCTTGTCTACAAGAAGCATCTTGTTGATATGCTCGGCGTGGTGCTTACCCATTTCTTCTTTGAGGATTGAACGAATGTCGCCCAGTCCGTCATCCTTGTCAGCAAGGAACATTGCGGTTTCGCTCATATCGAAGGTGTGAACAATAGTCTTCGGTTTTGCGGCAATGTGTTGAAAGGTAGGCTTGGTAGTGTCCGGTAGAGTTGCGTTTTCTGCAACACCGCCACCAACAGTAAATGAAGGTCGTGCGGTGATAACTCTCCAACCACTGCGCTCCCAAGGTCGCTTTGGTAGAATTGAAAATGCGTTGAACTCTTGGTTCAACTGGGACCAAACCTTGCGACCATAAATCGCTTGGTATGTTCCTGCTGTGCTTGATAGCATTGGGCTGTCAGCCTTGAGTAATTCGCTACCGCTGTAGGAATATCCCATTGCATTGCCAGCACCGTAAAAGTACCGTTCCATGTCAGTTACGCTTCGTATGTAGTCTCGTGCCATATATTTCACTCTCCATTATTTTTTTATTTTCAAGCCCCTCGGATAACCGAACCGGCGAGATTGTGTACTTCATCCCAAGACATGTTACTCAAGTCTTGTGTGGATGGGACTTCAACATTAGATGAAGAAGCCGACTTTTGAATTGTCGTGCCTTCAACAGTCATGTTGTCGATGCGCTCACTTAGAGCGTTGATAGACTTCATAACTTCACCAAGAGGCGCACGAGCGTCAAACTCGGCTTTTTCTGCCTCATGCTTTGCGATTTTTTGTTCTTCTGCAAAGCGAGATGCGAATTGAGATTCAAGGTCGCCACGGAATCCTTGTTCCATTGCGGCGGCTTTGTAAACTTCGTAAGCGGCTTCGATGTCGCTTGAAGAAACACTGCTTGGGTTAATGTAACCCTTAGCCATTGAAACTGGTCCTAGCGCACCGGATGGTGTTTTACCGCCAGTTGAGGTGATTGCGGAAATTGCACCGGTTGAAGGTGAACCGTTTTCTTGACCTCGACCTCGGACTTGTCCGGCGAAGTAGTCAGCACCATCAACAGCATCGGGGTTGTCAAAGCCACCAAGTTGTGCCTTCTCCAAGTTGTCAAAGTGTGTTCGTGCTTGCATTGTATCAACACCAGCGGATTTGAGGGTGTCCTCCATCCAGTTTAGGTATTCAGCAGTAATAACATCACTGTATTCATTTCCTTTTGCGTACATTTTGTCGTCTTTCATATCCTCGTCATCCTTTTTATCATCGTCTTTTTTATCAGCGAATGGGTTTTCCTTCTTTTCATCATCGGAATCGTCTTTCTTGTCTTTCATAGAAGCGGCGAGTGCCGGAGGTAGTTCTCCTTTCTCCATTGCGTCAAGTCGTGCTTCAAGTCTGTTCATTACATTGTTTAAATCGTTATCAATTTCTGTCATATTGGTGTCCTCCTTTAAAATACGAAACTGTGCTTCGGGGTTAATTCCTTTTTCACATATCGTTATTTCGTGTAGTTCCATTTTACTAATTTCTTGGTAGTCTCCATGTTCCCCATCCGATTTACGCACTCTCTTGAATGCTTGTCCACCGATGGAGAATCCTTGCAGGTTTCCTTTACGGATTTCTGCGGCCACTTCACGAGCCTTTTCAATGTCGTTGCGAAGTGAAACAACGACAAACATACCAGCATCATCAACTTCGGATTTCCACATCCGACCATTTGAATCTACATAGGAGTCAATAACTTCTCCAACTTGAATGTTAGAGTGAGCAAGTTGTACATTACGGAACTTTTCACTCTTCATGAATCCGCCAAATGCATCTTTTAATGCTGAACGGGTAATAAGGTCGCCTTGCTTGTCCACCAGTTCAACTGATGCGTAGCCAGCAATGACCATATCGGAACTGCCCTTAATGAGAGCGATACCGGATGTGGGTCGCTTTAGGGACAACATTACCCTCCGATTCATTGTCATGGTATATAGAATGTTTCTTTTACACTGAAAGAGTTGGAGTACCGTCTTCATCATCTAAAACGATAGACTCGTCTGCATCTGTTTTCATTTCAACATGGGTAATTGGTTTTTTCTTTTTATTTTCCGAATCAGTATCTTGTTCTTTCTCATCCGGTCTTACTTTACCATCATAATCGGGTAAGTTGCTTTCTTCTGTTAGTCTTGTAGGACCACTTGGTGATTCTACAGGAGTAGCCATATCAATCCCTAAGCCTTTTGGCCCTGTCCAAGTTAGTTTTTCTTTGGCTAGTTGGTCTAACGCTCTACTGATTACTTCAAGTGCTTTTTTTGTTGAAGGTTTGAGAAGGCGATTATCGTCTTTTTCTTCAAGTACACCTGCGGATTGTTCTTCTTGTCTTTTACGACTTGGTACTTTCTTTTCATCCATATCCATTTTTACAAGGTGGCCTTCCAACATAAGAGGTGCTAAAGTATGCCAATATGGATGAAGACTCTCGGCAAGTGTCAATGAGTAATTTGATTTAGTCAAATCACCTAAAGCCGAGGATGGGTCGTGTATGTACCAATTATCATCCATACGAGTAACTTGATACGATACAGTATCTACACCTTTGAGTATTACTTGTAATACACCATCATTGTATTCTAAGTCGTGTGGGATAAGAATAGGTGCAAATGATTTTGTCATTAAATCAAGAGATTCAGCACTGGCCGCACCTTCACCTTCACCTTCACTTTCTATTTCACGCACTTGTACATTGAATACATCTCGATTTTTTCTACGCTTCTTTGTAACACCTGTTACAGTTGCTCTTACAATGTCACCAACTTTGAATGCTCTTTGTTGTCTGTGCGCTGTACCTACATCCATAAAGAATTGACCTTTGTATTCTATGGCTCGATTACCTAATGATTCACCATCAAGAATTGGACCCGCACCCAACTGATATGTGTACGGTCCTTTGCCTCGGCGGTCAAGAATAATAAAGTTAAAATCACGACTTTCACGCAGTAATAACCACTTAGGATGACGACGCTCTCCTTTCATGTATGTGGATTTGTTATCTCTCAACAAGACTATACCGTGTTCTTTCTGTAGAATTTTAACAGCCTCTTCAAGACCCTCATCATCAGTCATTTTTGTATCATGTGGGCCGGGTATGATAACATTTTCATGACTATCAAACTGCCCTCTTAGTACTTTCATGCGCTCATGCATCAACATTTCAGCAACATTGGTATCATCGTAATTGATGATATCAATAATGTTCAAGTCTTCTTCACCTACAATACCATCAATAACAAAGTTGTTATCATTTAATTCAGCAAGACTTTCTTTGAATGCTTTCTTTAATCCAACTTTACGCCCGTTTTCATCGTAAGTAATAATCTCATTATCATTCTGTACTATGATAACCCGTTTACCGTCATACCACTTACTTACTACCCATGAGCCACTAAAACCTCGTAAATGCTCAAGGTCGCTTAAATCAAATATACGGTGCATTGGTCTAATCGGCGGAACCCATTCAGCATCTTCACCTTTTGTCAATAAAACATCGGGATTCAAAAGTGATGTAATGTAGTCACTCATCTCACTCAAATTAAGTGCTGTTGGATTATCTTGTCCTATAGTTTTTGAGGTTTCTGCATCGTATTGCATAAAAGGCGGAATGGGGTTTTGATGCGGTGGTAGTGTTCCCAGTAATTGTTTGGTCATATCCGTACCATGAAGTTCTTCTAATGCACCTTGCCAAGTATTATGAAACAATTGAGGTTCAAGGTATGTGCCTATCAGTGGTTGTCCTTGAGCATCAAACTCAAAACCAACAGAAGGATTTTGAGGAATAGCAGAAGAGTGAACTACATCAGCACCAGTATGTGTAGGCATAATACCGAATGTAGAAGGATTGACTCCACCTATAGGAACTGGTTCGCTATTCATACCCACAGTTCTTACAGTTTCTTGAATAGGTGTCATGTTGTCATCATTAACTGCATCAATATCTAAACTGACAATACTATCAAGGCGATTTTTTGTTCTTCGTGTGTATGGTTTTTTACCACCTTTACCAGCACCTAATCTATTGTGAACATCAAGTTTACCACCGGCTGGATAAAAACTTAAACCGTTATTTGCCATGTTTTGCCCAAACTGATTTGTTTCAAAATAATTGGTTGCACTCCCAACAGTGTTGTGTATAGGATGTGCTTTCCAATTAGTATGTCTACCTTGAGCATTATCAATAGCAAAATGTAAATTATTTTCTTCATAGTCTTGTCCAAATTGTTCATCACCGTGAAGTTGATGAAGTGAAAATTTATCATTGAATTGACCACTTGAGAGTAATTGACTGATTGTAGATACACGCAATGGTACTTCTCTCGCATTTGACTCGTCAATTATTGCTTGTACATGCGCTCTTAAGCGTGATTTTTGTTCACTTGTTTTACCTTCTAAGCCCATGCCTTCTAAAACTTCATCGGGTGTCATATTACCGTTTAACTCAAAACTGTTATCGAGCATATGACTCATTACATCACGATGAAATCCCTTTTGCTTAGGTTTAACCATTTTATCCTCATCTGCCATACGATACACAGGTGCTTTGATACCATGTACACTATGGTCTGCTCTTGCAATCCATCGTTCAGCGTCGTACATTAAACGGTTATGATTTGCTAAAAACTTCTCCGGGTCATTGATATCAAAATGATTTGGGTCGTGTTCTACTATTTTTGGGTAAAGTAATTTAGCGGCTTCAAGTACAGCATTACGACTATTTTTTGCAATATTATCTGTAAGACCAGCATCTTTTTTCCACCAAGTACCCGCTTTACCAAGTACAGACTCAGTTGAACGGCGTTGTATTTTATTCAATTCTATTTGACTTGCTTGTAATTCTTCTTGTAATGCTTTTACCTGTTCGGGTGATTCCATGTATTGTATCATTTCAGTAATGGCATCTAATCGTTCAGTTAATTCTTTTTCTTTTTGCATTGCAGGTAACATACCGCCAAACTTCAATGCGGTGTCAATGGTCCTTGTAGTAAATGTAGTGTCTTCTGTAGGTTTTATAGAAGTCTTACCGCTTTGTGTTTTGGCTTTTGCTTCTTCACCTTTTTGCTTTCGTAATTCAAATTCAAAACTGTTCAGCCATTCTTTAAGTCCATCCATATCCCCATCATTTAGGAAAGAGCCTTCTTGTTCCATACGATGTTTAATGTCAGCGTACATCGGGTCTTCTTCTGTTAAATTACTAATGTGATTAAAAATTCGATTAGGAGAATTAACCCCTGTTTCTTTCGCTATTGCTGTTAAAATACGCAAGGCTTTTGCGCTGGCTGGTGAGTCAATATAGTTTTTAACATTACCAAAATTTGGTTGTTTAGCACCCCAACCCATAAAATCCATGTAATCCTCATGGTCTACACCAAAACTCACTGGTATATTACCACTCATTAAATCCTTCAATGCTTGTACAGAAGGCTTTTGTGGTTTATGTGGGTCAAGAGTGTGACCTAACATTGTTTTTCGCCAATGTTGTTTTCTTGCCTTTTCCAGCATAGGAGTGTCGGATGTGTTTGCACCGTACATAGATTCGGGTTGAACTTTAAGCATAGGATTGTGTGCAATTAAGGGACTCATATGCCTTAAACCGCCTTTCTTTTCTTTTGTGGTCATAGTACGAAGTGCATGGAGATATTGTGGGTTAAATGTTGATTTGTGTAAAGTCCAATTGTGTTTGTCCCCTCGCCCTTTTTTCAACACTGTATTTACATTTACAGGTGAAAACATGTTTTGAAGTAATTCAGCATCATTGAATCTCCTAAACATAGTGTAGGTTTTGTCTCCCTTTTTATTACCAACTTGCTCGGCATAACCGATAGGTCTTGCTTTTTCGGAACCAAAGTGCATACCTAAAGCCATGTTTAATGAATTGGGATGTAACACTATTTGATTACCGTCTAATTCAAACAAACTTGAAGTAGCGGGAAATGACATATTTTTTGGCTTTTGTTCAAACGGAGTTGGTACATGTAAGGTGTCTTCTGTCTGCGCTCCACCTGTAATGTCTACAGGTTCATTACTTGCTATATTTGCATACGCTTGTTCAATTTTCTCTTCTTCTGTTAATTCGTCTTCATTGTGAGAAGGGCTGTGAATAATTTCATTGTATGCGGCCAAAGTCATATCAGCACCACCAACTTGAGCGAAAGAATTACTCCAAAACTTTGCTGGTCCTACGGTGTGATTACCACCTTTGTCGAATTGCCAATGTGGAGGTTTTTCTTCATCGGGATGAGGACCATGCGGAGATTGTAAAAACGCAAGGTCTGTAGCAATGTCTTTTCTTTGTGATAGTAAAGTACCCCTTTGCATTGCTTCACTTTCCATATCTTCTAAATGGTGAAGCGGAATTATAGGACCATCCATCTCTCCGTAAATAGGGTGATTAAGAAGTGGCTTTCGTGTTTTTGGGTCATAACCTGCAAGAAATAAAACATCCTCCATCGGCATACGAGTTAGTTCGGGGTCCGTAATTTT